ACTTCCCCCAGAAATGGATGAGTATATGGATCAGAGTACTTTTAACAAAATGATGGACAACTATCTGGCGCAGCGGTCTACTAAGCCCGTTGGCAATATTTTTCAGAATGCCTGGAATAGAGCCAAACAGCGTAAAATCCTGGATGGCTCAAATCCGAATGGTTTCCTGACAAGAGAGCAGTTCGCCATCGTTTTGGATCGACTTGGTTTGATCAAGTAAAATTCAAAGTGGATGAAAGGAGACTGTGAGACATGGCTATCAGTCGTAAACCGCCGTTGACGGAAGAAGCTCAAGAGAAGCATATGATTGCTCTTGCCATGGATCTTGCTGAAAAGCAGTTAAGAGAGGGCACTGCGTCTTCGCAAGTCATCACTCATTATCTGAAGTTGGCTTCTACTAAGGAGCAGAAGGAACTTGAACTTCTGGAAACTCAGAAAAAGTTGATGGATGCAAAGGCAGAGGCGATTACATCGATGAAGAGTCAGGAGGAGCTCTTCAAAAGTGCAATCAAGGCGTTTAAAACCTATAGTGGACAGGGGAGCGAAGATGATGAGCCGGAATATTAAATGTTATTCCGAACTGATTACTTTGCCCACCTTGGTCGAACGATATGAGTATCTTCGAATTGGTGGAAATGTCGGAGAAGATACCTTCGGTTACGATCGATGGATTAATCAGACATTTTACAATTCTGAAGAATGGAAACGAGTACGAAGAGAAGTTATCCTACGTGATACGATAGGACGCGAGTGTTGTGATTTAGGGATCGAAAAGTTTCCCATATATGGGCGAATCCTTGTCCATCATATGGTCCCTTTGTTGGTGGATGACATTGCTCAATCGAGTAAGTTCTTACTCAATCCAGAGTATCTCATATGCTGTTCTGACAATACACACCGGGCAATTCATTATGGCGATGCTAAGTTACTCCCTCGGGATTATACTCCGCGTTCGCTATTCGATACTTGCCCTTGGAAGCATTAGGAGGAAATATGGCTAAGAAGGCAAAAGCACCGGAAGTCCAGACTGAAGAAGTTAAGGCTGGCCAGGGTGTCGTGGTCGGTACCGACCTCCTCAACATTCGTAAGGGTCCGAGTGTCAATGATCGAGTCCTTTATGTAATCCAGAAGGATACGACTGTTGAGATTGTTTCCGAACCGAACCCTGAGTGGTATGAAGTGATCACTCCTTCGGGTCACGGTTATTGTATGCAGATCTTCATTAAGCGTACGTAAGGAGGATCCATATGATCGATAGCATCCTCAATACGATCAAGAAAAAGATCGGAGTCTCTGAGGATGATACTTGTTTCGACGAGGCTATTCTTACGGAGATTAACACAGCAGGCTCTTTCTTGTCCCAATTAGGCGTAACGAGTTTTGATAGCTTTACCGTGTGTGATTCGAGTAACACGTGGGATGAATGTATTTCTGACCGAGTTAAGCTAGCCGACATCAAGACATACATTTATATTTATGTGAAACTCAACTTCGATCCACCGACAAATGCGTTTCTCGTTCAGCTTTTGAAGGACCAGTTTAAAGAATGCGAATGGCGAATTAATGTCGCCGTTGATCCTTAAGGAAGGAGAGAATTCAAAATGGTTGTTTACAGTGATGAACTTTGCCATTATGGAATTCGCGGCATGAGATGGGGCATCCGTCGATATCAGAATTCCGACGGTAGTCTCACCACAGCTGGCCGAAATCGCTATTCTACGGGCAAACATCATTCGATTTTTACTCGTAAGAAAACGACTTCCAAGGTTACAACCAAGCCAGCGGAAGAAAAACCGAAACAGAAGTCCGTAAGCGAGATGAGTGACGCTGAACTGAATGCATTTCTAAATCGAAAACGTTTGGAACAGCAGTACTATCAGCTTATAGCAACGCCTCAGAAGAAATCCGCGGTTACTAAGGGTAAGGAAATGGTTGGGAAAGCACTGGAAAATGCTGCCCAGGATACGCTTACCCAAATTGCTAAATACACAATGGCAAAAGGAGTTAACAAGGTGCTTGGCGACAATGTTGTCAACGCAAAGGTAACCGATAAGGAAAAAGAGGCCAAGAACAAGTAGGTGACCTAAATGGCATTATCGAACATAGCGGTACCACGGTATTACGGTATGTTCCGTGATGCCGTAGTTAGAGGAGAAATACCGGTAAATCGAGAAGTTTCATTGCAGATGAACCTCATCGATGATCTGATCGATGATCCGGGATGCTACTATGACGACGAAGCCGTGGAGGGCTTCCTTGCTTTCTGCGAAAATGAGCTAACCCTGACCGATGGCGGAGACTTAGACCTTCTTGACTCATTTAAACTTTGGGCTGAGGATGTCTTTGGCTGGTTTTACTTTACGGAAAAGAGTATACCGGTTCCGAGCCCGGATGGTCGTGGCGTTCGCTTTGTTCGAAAGCGAGTTAAGAAAAGGCTTCGCAATAAGCAGTACTTGATCGTTGGTCGAGGCGCTGCGAAATCACTATATGATGCGTGTATACAGAGTTATGGGCTTTGCATCGACACGACGACTACCCACCAAATTACGACTGCTCCAACAATGAAGCAGGCAGACGAGGTTCTATCTCCAATTCGAACCGCCATTACTCGTTCTAGAGGTCCGCTATTCCAATTTCTCACAGATGGTTCACTCCAGAATACAACTGGATCGAAAGCCAATCGCGTGAAGTTGACCTCCACCAAGAAGGGTATTGAGAATTTTCTGACGGGTTCTTTGCTCGAGATTCGTCCTATGAGTATCGCTAAACTTCAGGGCTTACGATGCAAATATGCAAGTATTGATGAATGGCTTTCTGGTGACATTCGAGAGGATGTTATTGGCGCTATAGAGCAGGGTGCATCTAAGATTGACGATTATCTTATCTTAGCCACAAGCTCCGAAGGAACAGTTCGAAACGGTAGTGGCGATACAATCAAAATGGAGCTGGAAAGTATCCTAAGAGGAGAATATCGCAACCCGCATGTCTCCATTTGGTGGTACAAGCTCGATAACATCGATGAAGTTGCAGATCCTTCCATGTGGATGAAGGCAAATCCAAACCTTGGAAAGACCGTTACCTATGAAGTGTATCAATTAGATGTGGAGAGAGCAGAAAAGGCTCCTGCCGCACGCAATGATATTCTTGCAAAGCGTTTCGGTATTCCAATGGAGGGTTATACTTACTTCTTCCCCTATGAAGAGACCATTCCCCATAAGCATCGCGAGTTTTGGAAAATGCCTTGTTCGCTTGGCATGGACCTTTCTCAGGGCGACGACTTCTGTGCATTTACGTTCCTATTTCCTTTACCGAATGGAACGTTTGGTGTGAAGACTCGAAATTATATTTCGTCGACCACGCTTAACAAATTGCCTCCGGCGATGTATCAGAAGTATTGCGATTTTATTCGAGAAGGTAGTCTAATTGTTCTCGAGGGTGTAACTCTGAACATGATGGTCGTGTATGACGATCTCGATCGATTTATCTCTGAGGCACAATACGACATCCGATGTGTCGGATTTGACCCGTACAATGCTAAAGAATTTATTGAGAAATGGATTTCAGAAAATGGTCCGTTCGGTATCGAGAAAGTGATACAAGGTGCAAAAACCGAATCTGTTCCTCTTGGTGAGTTGAAGAAACTCTCTGAAGAGAGGATGCTTCTCTTTGATGAGGAACTTATGTCCTTTACGATGGGTAACTGCATCGTAATCGAGGATACTAATGGCAATCGAAAGCTTCATAAGAAGCGCTACGATCAAAAGATCGATGCTGTTTCTGCAATGATGGATGCATTCGTTGCTTACAAGTTGAATATCGAAGCTTTTGATTAATGAGGTGACCGTATGGCAGAAACGCTCTTCAGTAAAGTGAAGCGTGCGTGGAATGCATTCTCAGATTCTGACTGGGATCGTTATGTTCCGGCAGGTCAGATGATTAGCTCATCTCGTCCGGATCGGGTGATTCTATCCCGTGGTAATGAAAAAACTATCGTAACCGCGATTTACAATCGTATTGCGATGGACGTTGCTGCACTGGATTACCTTCATGTTCAATTGGATGAAAATGGCCGATTTGTTAAGAAGATTGACGATGATCTGAATCATTGTCTTGAAGTCGAAGCAAATATTGATCAGACCTCCCGAGCATTTGTACAGGATGCGATCCTAAGTATGTTCGATTGGGGAACGATTGCCATCTGTCCAATTGATACAGACCAAGAGCCGGATCAAGAGGGTGACATTGTCACACGCTACTATACGATGCGTATTGGTGAAATTATCGAATGGCGTCCAAGACAGGTATTGGTTCGTTGCTATAACGATCGTACCGGTCAGTTCGAGAACGTTACATTCGATAAAGCCAATGTCGGCATTGTTCAAAATCCTTTCTATGCGATAATCAACGAGCCCAACAGCATGATGAAGCGTCTTGTGCATAAGCTTAACTTGCTTGATGCCATTGACGAACAGTCTGCTAGTGGTAAACTCGATCTGATTATACAACTCCCCTATGTCATTAAGACAGAAGCCCGTAAGACCCAGGCCGAATCTCGTCGAAAACAGATTGAGGAACAGCTTATGGGTTCAAAGTACGGCATTGCTTACACAGATGGTACGGAGAAGATCACACAGTTGAATCGTGCTGTGGAAAACAACCTCATGACTCAGATTGAATATCTTACGAGTATGGTATACGCCCAGTTAGGTATCACTCAGAGTGTATTGGATGGAACCGCGGACGAATCAACGATGCTGAACTACAACAACCGCTCTGTGGAGCCATGTGCTTCTGCTCTTACCGATGAGCTCTATCGTAAATTCCTTACGACATCTCAGCGAAAGAAGATGGAATCGATCTCCTTCTTTAGAGATCCCTTTAAACTCGTACCGGTTAGCCAGATTGCCGAAATTGCAGATAAGTTTACTCGTAATGAGATTCTTACCTCCAATGAGATCCGTCAGGTTATTGGTATGAAGCCGTCTAAGGATCCGAAGGCAGATGAGCTCCGTAACAAGAACTTGTCACAGTCTAAAGTGGATCAGCAAACCCCTACGGTCCCAACCAAAGCGGACCAAACCGTATCGGTCAAAAATTCTAAAGAAGGAGGAAAAACATAATGCCCGATATCGATCACGTTCGTCCGGGTCCTGGTAATTCCGATTTTCAGGGCTGGGCGTCCAAGAACAATCTTCTGTGCACAGATGGTCGAGTAATTCGTGAGAACGCGTTCGCGCATCAGAACGGTGCTGTTGTTCCGCTCATCTGGAACCATCGTCATGATACCCCGAGTGCCGTTATCGGTAAGGCCACCCTGGTCAATAAGCCCGATGGCGTGTATTGCTATGGTCTGTTCAACAACACCAAATTCGGCAACATGTGCAAAGAGCTTGTCTCTCATGGTGACGTCACCTCTCTGTCGATTCTTGCCAATCAGCTGAAGCAGAAAGGCCACGACGTTATGCACGGTATGATCCGTGAAGTCAGTCTTGTTCTGGCGGGTGCGAACCCCAAGGCATTTATCGAGGACATGGATCTGGCACATGGCGAAGATGCCGAGTATGAAGCTCGCATTTACCCCCAGGAGCCGATCATTTGTCATGGCGATGATGACTTTGAGGAAGAGGAACCCGAAAATACGCCGGCCGAGGAAAATCCGGAAGGAAATCCAACCAACGAAAGTGAGCCGGAATCCAATCCGACATCAACCGAGGAAAATCCGGAAGGAAATCCGACCAATGAGGGTGAGCCGGAATCTGATCCGACTCCGGTAAATCAAAATGGGGAGGAATATCCCATTACGAATCTGGAACTTCAGCATGCCGATGGTTCCAAAGAGACCATTCGGGATATCATTAACTCTATGAATGAGAAGCAGAAAAACGTTATGTATTATCTGGTTGCAACAGCCAGAGAAGAAAATAAGGAGGATCCCACTATGGCTCATAACGCCTTTGAGAGCGGTGCGAACAAGACCGCTCAGCTCACTCGTGAGAACTTCGCTCTTCTTGCGAAGGAAGCTAAAGCCTGCAGCTCCCTGAAGGAAGCCGTTCTGGCTCATATGGACGACATGGAGGGTCTGTCTGACGCTCTGATGCATGCCGATTACGGTATCGAGAACATCGAGTATCTGTTCCCCGACGATCGCAATGTCACCCGTCAGCCTCAGTTCATCCAGCGCGACATGACCTGGGTCTCCGGCGTTATGTCCGGTGTCCATCATGTTCCGTTCTCCCGCATCAAGTCTGTGTTCGCTGACATCACTGCCGACGAGGCCCGCGCCAAGGGTTACCTGAAGGGCAAGCTGAAGAAGGAAGAGGTCTTCACCCTGCTCAAGCGTTCTACCACGCCTCAGACCATCTACAAGAAGCAGAAGCTCGATCGCGATGATATCATCGACATCGTCGACTTCGACGTCGTCGCCTGGCTCAAGAGCGAGATGCGTATGATGCTCAATGAGGAAATCGCCCGTGCGATCCTGGTGTCCGATGGCCGTTCCACTGCTTCTGACGACAAGATCAAGGAAGACAACATCCGCCCGATCTGGACCGATGCGGACCTGTACACCATCAAGGTCGGTATCGACTCCGTTACCTACAATGACGACGACAAGCTGGCCAAGGAGTTCATCCGTCAGTGCATCAAGTCCCGCAAGGACTACAAGGGCAGCGGCAATCCCGCTCTCTACACCACCGAAGAGATGCTCACCAACATGCTTCTTCTCGAGGACGGCATCGGCCATCGTCTGTACAAGACCGAGGAAGAGCTTCGTACCGCTCTGCGCGTGAGCAAGATCGTCACCGTTCCCGTCATGGAGGGTCTGACCCGTGAGGTGACCCACGAGGCCGATTCCAAGGCATACATCCACAGCCTGATGGGTATCATCGTCAACCTGACCGACTACACTGTCGGTGCCGACAAGGGTGGCGCGGTCTCCATGTTTGACGATTTCGATATCGATATCAACCAGCAGAAGTACCTGATGGAGACCCGTTGCTCCGGCGCTCTCACCAAGCCCTACAGCGCCATCACCATCGAGTCCTACGCGGTCAAGGCCGGCGGCTAATTCAAAATGGCGAAGTTTTGTGGGAAAATCGGCTATGCAACAATGGTCGAAGAGAGCCCAGGCGTATGGATCGAGAAGATCGTTGAACGTCAGCACTTCGGCGATTGGGTGTCGAATACCGCGAAGCTTCAAGCTCAGGAAGGTCTGAATGACGATCTGGTGATTGCGAACGATTTAAGCATCGTTGCCGATCCCTATGCCAAAAAGAACTTCCACTCGATCCGTTATGCAACATACATGGGAACCAAGTGGCGGGTGCGTATGGTCAAAGAGGCCTACCCCCGCCTCACCCTTGTGTTAGGAGGAGTATACAATGACTCGAATGGAAACCAATAGGCGGAAGTTTCATGAACTCCTTCGAAAGCTTCTTGGGTCCAATCAGGTTTATTACCAGAGGCCTGAGAACAAGCAAATGACGTATCCTGCTATTGTCTATAACCGTGATGAGATCAGCAATGGCCATGCGGACAATAGTATTTATAAGCAGGAATATGTCTATGCTGTCACCGTGATTGATCCAAATCCCGACAGTATTGTCGTTGATAAAGTATCGAAGATCCCCAGGACTCGATTCGTTCGACATTACACGCAGGATCGTCTCAATCATGACTTGTTTACCATATATTTCTAAGGAGGATCACATCCTATGGCTAATAAGCGTCTTATCTGGGATGCTGTTGGTGAGCGCCTGTATGAAACCGGCGTGGACCATGGCGTTCTGTACGTTATGGGTGACAACAATACCTATGGCGAGGGCATCGCTTGGAACGGTCTGACCGCGGTCAACGAATCTCCTTCCGGTGCTGAGTCTACTGCTCTGTATGCGGACAACATCAAGTATCTCAACATGATCTCTGCGGAAGAGTACGGCTATACAATCGAGGCCTACTATTCTCCCGAGGAATTCGACCAGTGCGATGGTCTGGCAAGTCCGGTCACCGGTATGACGATCGGCCAGCAGAAGCGTAAGATGTTCGGCTTTGTGTATCGTTCTCTGATCGGCAACGACACCGACGGCCAGGATCATGGCTACAAGCTGCACATCTCCTATGGCTGCCAGGCATCTCCCTCCGAGCGCAACCACCAGACGGTCAATGACAGCCCCGAGGCTACCACTCTGAGCTGGACGGTCTCCACCACCCCGGTGAATGTGACTGGCTATAAGCCCACTGCATCCATCGTGATCGATTCCACCAAGATCGATAAGCAGAAGCTCGCTGCTCTCGAGGATGTCCTATTCGGTAAGGATCCCACTACGACCGGTGGCGACGACGGCGTGGCTCCGAAGCTGCTGATGCCCGATGAGGTTATCGCGCTTCTTAAGGCTGGCGGCTAAGTCTATCTTTACGGAGGGGCCTCTTTGCGGGGGCTCCTCCTATCATTTTTATTTTTTGAAAAGGAGAAAGCACAATGTATAGGAGACCTATCACTTTTACGGATTACGACGGTAATCAGGTTACGGAGAATTTCGAGTTCAATCTGTCCAAGGCTGAGCTCGTGGAAATGGAAGCCGAGTATCCCGGTGGGATGCAGGCCATGATTCAGAGAATTACGAAGGAGCGTGATGGTAAGGCCATCGTTTCGGTCATCAAGGACATCATCCTTCGTTCCTACGGTGAGCGTTCTCTCGACGGTCGTCGCTTCGTTAAGAACGAGGATATGCGCGAGAAGTTCTCTCAGACCGATGCATATTCTGAGCTTTTCATGGAGCTCGCGATGAACCCCGATAAGACGGCCGAGTTCATCAACAACATCATTCCGAAGATTCCTGACGCTCCCAAACCGGTGGAGTAAATTCAAAATGGTTGAAATGGAGGCTAGGGAATGCTTCGGCTGACGATACCTGAACAAGAGGTGTTCAACGATGACACACAAGAGTTTAGCTTTACTAAAGAAGTAACGCTCCAACTTGAACATTCTCTAGTCTCTATTTCGAAATGGGAAGCTAAATGGCACATTCCCTTTCTTCGTAGGGAACCGATGACTCGTGAGCAGACGATCGATTATATTCGCTGCATGACGATCACCCAGAATGTTCCAAAAGAAGCGTACGAATTCTTGACAAATGAGAATATTAAGACTGTTATGGCATACATCGATGACTCGATGACCGCTACTACCGTGAGACATCGTAAGAAATCGACTTCTCGTGATATTATCACATCGGAGCTCATCTATTATTGGATGGTAACACTTAATATTCCATCACAATATGAGAAATGGCATTTGAACCGGCTTCTAACACTAATTGACGTGTGCAATGCAAAGAATGGAAAACCCGAAAAGATGTCTCGTCGAGAGACCGCTGATGAGTATCGTTCCATCAATGCACGTCGACGTGCAGAAGCCAAATTAGCTAGGAGATAACAGCAATGGCCCTTGTCGTTATGAAACAATCCGGCAGTTTGAAGAACTTCGAAGGGTTTCTTTATAAAAACCGGAAAAGGCGTCTCTACCAACTGCTGAACGAATATGGCAAGCAGGGGGTTGAACTTCTTCGTGATGCTACACCGGTGGATACGGGTAAAACCGCTACCGGATGGGATTACGAAATCGAGGTGAGCTCCCAAGGTGTTTCGCTTTATTGGGTCAACAATAACGTGAATGAGGGAGTTCCTATTGCTATTCTTATACAATACGGTCATGCGACTCGAAGTGGCTCCTATGTGCAAGGCATTGATTATATCAATCCAGCATTAAGACCCCTGTTCGAGTCTATGGCTACTAAGCTCTGGAAGGAAGTGAGTTGACGATGGCAACTAGTATTGACTATAGAATTGTCGAAGCTCAATTTCGAAATTCGAATTTTGAGAAGAATATTGCCCAGTCGACCGAGTCTCTGGAGCGATTTAAACGATCCCTTGATGTCGATCAACAGGCTAAGAGTTTAGCGAAGCTCGATGACGCTGCTGATCTGGCCGGTATGAAGGGGCTTGCACAGCAGATCGACAAAGTCGCAGACAAGTTTTCTGCTATGGGTGTTGTCGCATTTACGGCCCTTCAGCGCATCACAAATGCAGCAATTGATACCGGCGTTTCTTTGGTTAAATCACTGTCAATTGATCAGATCACATCCGGTTGGAACAAGTATGAGCAAAAGACGTCAAACGTTCAGACGCTCGTTAATGCGACTGGCAAGTCTGTTGACGAGATCAATGGATATTTAGAGAAGCTCATGATGTTCTCGGATGAGACATCATATGACTTCTCGACAATGGCTCAATCTCTTGGTCAAATGGTCACCAGTGGTGGTGACATCGACCGACTGATTCCGATGATTGAGGGTATTGCAAACGCAACCTCTTTCGCCGGTAAAGGTGCTGAAGCGTTCTCTCGCTCAATCTACAACCTAAACCAGTCTTATGGTCAAGGATTCTTGACCCTCATGGACTGGCGAAGTGTCGAACTTTCCGGCGTTGCATCTCAGCAGCTGAAAGAGACATTTATTGACGTTGGTAAAGCCCTCGGTACTTTGGATAAAAATGGGAGAACTGCAAAAGGTACGCTTGTCGATATTGGTAACTTCTCGACCACGCTTGCCGATAAGTGGGCTTCTCGAGAGGTTATGGAGCAGGCATTCGGTCGCTTTGCTCAAGTGACAGAAGCGGCCTATAAGCTTGTTCAAAATGGTATGGCAGATACTTATAGTGAAGCCTATGCCATGCTGGATGGAGCCTTCGAGCAGGTTTACTATCGTGCGGCATTAGCTGCTCAGGAAGCCAAGACATTTGGAGAAGCCATCAATTCTGTTAAGGATGCCGTCAGTTCTGGCTGGATGACCACGTTCGATTATATTTTCGGTGGTTACGATAAGGCAAAAGAAATCTGGACAAATCTGGCAAATGATTTGTGGGATGTCTTTGCCGCTCCGGCGCAGGATAGAAATAGTATCCTGAAAGAATGGGTTGAACTTGGCGGTCAGACCGCTTTATGGGAAGGCTTAACGAATATTTTCAAATCGCTCTTGAGTGTCATTGAAGCTGTTCGAGAGGGATTTAGTGAGATATTCCCCGCTAAGACGGGTCAGCAGTTAACAGACCTAACATTCCGATTCCGGGACCTTAGCGAGAAACTTGTTGCGAGCGAAGATACGCTGGCAAAAGTTAAAGAAGTCGCATCCGGCCTTGCATCGATTGTCAGGTTAATGATCACCCCGATTAAACTCGTTCTGGGGTTAGTCGGAAAGATTATAACGCAGGCTGCTCCGCTTACAAGTTATCTTCTTTCCTTCTCTGCGACCATTGGCGGTTTATTAACGAATCTTGTTAAGATGGTTGATGAATCGCGAGTGATTGAAGGTATATTTGCCACTCTAAAGAGTGCGATAGAAGCCGTTGGCGGGGCGTTCATGTTCCTTGGAGGAATGCTTTCTACGAGCATTTCTGCTTTTACGGGAATCAATGTCCTTGACATTAATAACGTCACGACGTCTCTTGCCGAGATTCCTCCGATTGGTGAGCAGATTGCTAAGGTATTTGACACCATCGGCGAATCCGGAAAGAATGCATTCGGTAAGGCATCCCAGTGGGTGTCTCAGCTGAAGGGCTGGGCAACCAGCGCTGCTTCGACGATTGGGTCATTCGCGAAATCCATTGCAACTACGTTGAAGCCTATCGGAGATCGCATCAAATCGATTTTCGAAGGCGTCACCTTAACGGATGCGATTGGTACAACGCTTCTGTTCGGTCTTTATGAGCAGATAAAGAAGATTGCTAAGGCATTTGCCGCAATGAAAACCAATTGGGCTGGCGTTACTAAGGCACTCATCAAAGTTCTTAACACCGCCGGTGATACGCTAAAGGCGTTCCAGAACAAGGTCAATGCTGAAGTTCTTAAGTCGATTGCTATCTCGATTGGTATCTTGGCGGCGTCTTTGTTCTTGATTTCCCGTGTAAATCCCGAAAACATGGGTAAGTCTCTTGCGGCCGTCGCATTACTCTTCGGTGAACTGACTGCCATTCTTGGTATTATGAGCGGTAAGAAGATGACTGCTGGCAAGGCAGAGCTTCTTACATTGTCCGGTGCTCTGATCGGTATGTCCGTTGCTATTTCGATTCTGGCTGGTGCATTGGCTAAGTTAACGGAATCAGCAAAGGATACATGGGTGTTTGCCAAAGCGACCTTTGCAATTATCGCCATACTAGTAGCTTTGGAAAAGGTCGGCGTTGCACTTTCCACTAAAGTTGGCGAGAAGCAGGTTATGAAACTTGCTCTTGTCTTCCTGTCCTTAGCCACAGCGGTTCGAATCCTCGCAAGCGCATTCCAGGCATTTGATGGAATTAGCTGGGCTGAATTCGGCATGGGAATCGCATCGTTGATCATTGGAATCGGTGCTATAACCGGTTCTATCGCTGTCATGAAGGCGGTCCCAGGTCAGCTTTCAAGTGTAGCATCGAGTCTAATTGCATTTGGACTTGCACTGTCTGCATTGATATTACCGATTAAGATTCTTGGAGAGATGGATACTAAGGACCTTCAGCAAGGTCTGATTACCACTGCAAAACTTCTCGTTGGTGTCGTCGCTTCGATTAGCGGAATGTCCATTGCTATGAAGGGGTTTGCTGGTATTTCCGGAAAAGGCATGCTGGCAATAACACAGGGATCTCTTGCTGGATTAGCTAAGAGCCTCCTTGCTTTGTCCATATCTATCTCCTTGCTGGTTGTTCCTCTTCGTATTCTTGGCGCATTACCGATCGAGCAGATTCGGCAGGGGTTGATATCCGTCGGACTTCTGATGGGCGGAATAACTGCTAGTTTGTCGATTATGGGCAATAATAATGTTGCTGGAACGGCAAGTGGAATACTGGCATTTGCACTCGCGCTTAATATGCTGGTTATTCCAATCAAAGCATTTTCCACTCTCAATCTCACCGAAATTGGAGCAGGTCTTTTAACTCTTGCTGGAGTAATCACCATTATGCTTGGTTCGGCATTCGGATTAGGCATTCTGGCTAAGACGTTCGCTGGTCTGGAGAAATCCATGTTGGCATTCGGTCTTGCTGCGCTTGGCGTAGGTGCTGCCGTTGCCGCTTTGTCCGTCCTTCTAGGTACCTTGTCTGCGATTGGTGCGGCTGGTGTAGCGGCTATTGTGGCTGCTATTGCTGCATTCTTCCAGGCAGTCAAGGTCATGCTTCCCGTTATCGAGGAAGGCTTGACTGATATTCTTATCACCATCGGACACGTTCTCAAGAGAGGCGCTCCGGCTGTTGTGGAAGGTCTTATCGTTATGTTCGACGAGGCCATGAAGCAACTTCGCGAGTATGCGCCCTCGTTGATTGCAAGTCTTGGTGATCTGATCGTCGTTCTCATTAACGGACTAAGCACGTATGCCCCTCAAATCCGAGATGCTCTGAAGAGCTTGTTCGCTGTCTGGTTTGGCGATGCAAGTCGCGAAGAGGTCATCCTTGATATTCTCGCATCGGCAACGGCTCTTGTTGCTGTTCTTAAGATGCTGAGCGTTGCCAAGGCATGGGGTAAGAATGCTATCATCGGAGCCGGATTTGCGGCCGCTGCTACTCTGATTCTTGGTGGGGCATTGGCCGTTCTCGAGAATCTCGGTAATACGGACAAAATGCTGACTGCTGCTTTGGCCCTTGGCACCATCATCACCGCCATGAGTGTAGCGATGCGAGTTGCAGCACCCCTTGGCGAGATGGGTCTCGGCGCACTTAAGGGCATTGGTATGGTCGTGGCGGTTGTCACGGCATTGAGTGCTTTGTTTGGTGCGTTCCAGGCCTTCTTTGGCGAGAATGAAGTCGTCAAGAAGATCATGGACGGCAACGTCAAATTCATGGAATACATTGGTACTGCTCTTGGATCCTTTATCGGGGGTATTAAGAAAGGTATTTCCGATGTAGTCGGTGAGAGAGATTCGTTCCTTACGAAGTTCGGCAAGGACCTTAAGGAATTCTGGTCGAATGCGTCGGTTTTCTTCCAGGGAATCAATGGTCTGAAGGATAGCGCATTCGGTAATATGGTATCTCTTGGCGAAGCCATGTTGATATTTACTGGAACGAAATTCTTGGATGGTCTTGCATCGATCATCGGCAGAAGTGACCTGCTTGATTTCTCGAAGCAATTGGCCGATTCTGCTCCATATCTCAAGACGTTCTACACCGAGGTTGGCGTAATCGATCAGTCGTCCATCGAGAATGCGATCTATGCAATTGGCGGTATGGCAGAGGCAGCATCTAAGATTCCGACATTTGGAGGTCTTAAGGGAGCGGTCTTTGGCAATTCCTTCATTGCCGCATTCGCTGCTGAACTGGATTTGGCTGCGCCACACATTAAGGGCTTCTTGACTAAGAGTGAGGGTCTCCCCGCAGATAGTAAGACGCTAGTCGACATGGTATCTGACATTGTCACAACAATGGCAACTGCCGTCGCCGTCACGCCGAAATATTCTGCGTTTAAGGCGTTCTTCACCGGTGAGAATCTAATCTCTTTGTTTGCAGCAGAGCTTGCTTTGGCGGCTCCAAACATGATCGATTTCTTGACTATTATGGCTGGTGCCCCGGTCAATAGTAACGAGATCGCCATGAAGACGAGTAACATCATCGCAAATCTTGCCGTAGCCGTCAATCAAGTCCCGAATACGGGTGCTGGTCGTAGCAAGGGTTCGCTCAGCAATTTCGCCAAGCAGCTTAAGGACATGGGTGAGGCACTGGTTCAATATTCCGGTGTCGTTGCCGAAGTCAACACTGATGCGATGAATGCCGCTAACGAAGCACTTGCCAATCTTGTCAAGTCCATTCAAAATGCCGATGTTTTAACGACGGTTCAGCAGAGAATGAGGGATATTGAGTCCGGTATTTATGCCGTGGCGACCAACATTGCCAACAATATCTTCACTCAGTTCTCGAATCGTACGGCCGAGTACAAAGACATCGGTATGAACTATCTCAAGGGTATCCGTAAGGGTCTTATGGACGTGCCTACCGTTAATTCTCTTACCGGTGCTGCTCGCGACGTTGCGAAAGCCATCGATCGTACCGTTCGTGATGAGCTCGATATTCACTCTCCTTCCGGACAGGGTGAGTTGATCGGTAAGTATTACGATATGGGCGTCCGTTATGGTCTTGATGGCAGTAAAAAGACTGTTCTCGTTGCTGCTCGAAACCTTGCGAATGAGATGCTGAAGAGTGGTCAGATCACTTACGAGGAACTTCAGGAGGTCTACAACAAATTCAATGTCTCGATCGCGAGTGCCGAGAACAAACGTCTGTTTGTACTGAATGCGGCCAATCGTGCATCTATGGGTGAACTCAAAGAGATTGTCGGCGATGGATACGATGACATCGTGAAGGAAACTTACGATGCATTCCATCGAACCGGAACGGCGATTGATGAAGCTTCTGAAGAGACTACTGCAAAGGCTGGTAAGGCCGGTAAGTCTGCCGGTGCATCTTATATCGAGGGTCTTCAGTCCGAGCTCAACAAACTCGGCACTCGACTCACGAGTTACGGTCTCGAGCAGAAAGTCTGGACAACGCTCTTCGGTGGTACCGCTACTGATGCCGATAAGACTGCTGTGGACGAAGCCCTTAAGGTTAAGGAGCTTAACAATCTAACGCAGCAGCTTGGCAAGGCTGAGGAAGAGTATGCGGCAACCGTTAAGGCATACGGCAGTGAGTCGAAGAATGCTCTGGATGCCTACAACAAGCTCCTCAATGCCCAAATAACTCTCGCCGAGAAGGCTCAGGAAGTCAAATCCAACCAAGAGCAGGTCACGACGAGCGAGAAGGATCGTATGGTTGCTTATGCCAACTGGATGGTCGAATACAAAGACATGCTCCTTGAACAGGGATTTGCTTTGGAACAGATCAATCGCGTTGCCGCAAAGGATACCGGTTACGATCCGTACAATCTCCTGACGACTACGGCAAGCGAGGCGACGAAGGCTGCAGACGCTGCACTTGAAGCTGCTAGACAGTCTTACACCAATAGTGCGGATGATGTCCTCGGTAGTCTTACCCCGACATTCCTCAAATACGGTCAGACGATGTCTACCACATTTGCACAGGGTATTGTTGAGAAGACCGATGCTGTCTCGACTTCTACGGGGCAGGCGATCAATGGCGGTCTCCAAATGGCACAATCGAAGGAAGAGCAGTGGGTTGCTTGCGGTGAGGTTATTTCTGAGCGAATTGCTGATGGTATCCTTGCCAATGGCGGGAATGTCCAGGCGGCTCTCAATAGTGTTCTCGGTGATATCATCAATATGGTCTCTGGTGGGGTGGTTAACGGCTACACGGATAACCTCTCCATCGGCATCCAGACTCTTAACCGTGATATTACGGATGGTATTGAGACTGCTCCGGTTATCACCCCCGTTATCGACGATAGTAAGGTGAAATCCGGTGTAAGTGCGATGAATTCCCTAATCGGTTCGACTCCGATGGGATTTACAGCTGTTCTTGCGGGTCAGGTAGCCGGTGGATTCAAGGATGTTGTGAATGGTATTACCGGATCGAGTACGGTGAATAAGACATACAACTTCACGCAGCACAACACCAGCCCGAAGGCTCTGAGCCGTGCCGAGATCTATCGCGATAGCAAGAACCTCTTCTCGAATGTGAAAAATAGCTACCAATAAGGAAGGAGTGGGCTTATGATTAAGGCCTTAACGGTAACCAATCCGAAAGGTGAAACACTTCGTCTGGAGCTCACGAACCCGGACCCCTCGGGTCTTTATATTAAGGACATCGAGGGGCTCGGTCCTCCTAAGGCGAATATCAACACATCAGAACTAGCGACAATTGATGGAAGTCTCTATGCTTCTTCTCGTTGTGAGAACCGTAATATCGTCATTACACTCGGTATGCTGTTCGCACCGACAATTGAAGACTCGAGACAGAAGACCTATAAGTTCTTCCCGATTAAAAAGCAAATCACGCTTGAAATTGAGACAGACAACCGCCTGGCAGAGATCAGTGGTTATGTGGAGTCCAACGAGCCGAATATATTCTCCTCTGAGGAGTCGACACAAATCAGTATCATCTGTCCGGATCCTTATTTCTACGAGGTTGGCGGTAGTGAGAAGGTCTACACCAATGTCGAACCGCTATTTGAATTCCCATTCTCCAATGAGTCTCTTACCGAGAATCTTCTCGAAATGGGTAGACTAGTGGACGATCCGAGAGCAGTTCTGAACTATGTCGGTGATATGGACACGGGTGTTGTCATTACGATTCATGCACTGACCAAATCAGGAGATATTACCCTCTACAATGTCGATACCAGAGAACACTTTAAGATATTTGATGCTCAAATCAAGGCTCTGACGGGTGCGGTATTCGATGCTGGCGATGATATTATCATCTCGACCATAAAGGGTAACAAATACGCTCGACTTTTGCGCGAGGGTAAGGAGACGAACATTATTTCTGCTGTTGATATGGATGCCGATTGGTTCCAGGTCTCCAATGGCGTGAATATGTTCAACTTCGTCACCCAGGAGAAGGAAGCAAATCTGTTGATTACCTTCTCCTATAAGAACGCATACGGAGGTATCTAAGATGGATGCATTGATTCTCGATAAGAATTGGGAAGTCGTTGCTATCTTAGATGCCTTCCAGTCGTTCATCTGGACGGATCGATTCCTTGGCTATGGCGACTTCGAGGTCTATGTACCGGCAGACATGCCAATCGGGAAGGAGTTCGAGCAGGACTACTACCTTTGGTGTCGGGAGAAATCCGATCGACTGATGGTCATTGAAACCATCGAGACCAAGGTGGACGTGGAGAATGGTAATTTCCTAACGGTCACAGGCCGTTCCTTGGAGTCCATTCTCGAGCGTCGTATCATCTGGGGTTATCGTCAGTGTTACGGCGATCTTCAGAAGTCGATCCGGAATCTCTTAAATCAAAATGCGATCTCTCCGAGTAATGCTGACCGGAAAATCCCAAATCTGGTATTCCGCGAGACCACCGATACGCGCATCACGACCCTTACGGTCGATACACAGTATTTTGGTGACAACCTCTACGAGGCAATTTATGGGATTTGCGAAGAGAAGAAGATTGGATTCCGGATTTTACCCGATTTCTCGACGAAACAAATGATATTTGAGTTGTATGCTGGCGAAGACCGTGCATATGGCCAGACAAAGAATCCCTATGTTGTCTTTTCTCCTAGTTTCGACAACTTCTTATCCAGTAACTATATCGAGTCGAAGAAGGCCCTTAAGAATGCTACTCTGATCGGCGGTTCTGGTGAGGGTTTTGCTCGTAAAACGACTGAGGTGACTGGCGAGAATTATGGCACTGGTTTGGAGCGCCGTGAAGTGTTTACGGACGATTCTGGTGCAAGTGATGATGTCGATACCTATGACATTGAGCATGATGAGGACCTCACGGAAGAAGAGAAAGCCGCGGCGATTGCTGAACGGCAACAGCAGGCAACGGCCAATATGCTTGCCGAAATGCAGCAGAAGGGACGAGAGGAACTAGCCAAGACGAGTATCACTCAGTCTTTTGAAGGCGAAGTGGAAGCTCGACTTCAGTTCATCTACAAACGAGACTTTACCATTGGAGATCTTGTCCAAGTTCAGAACGAATACGGACAATCTGGTAAGGCCCGTGTTTCTGAGATTATATTCTCGGAAGATACATCTGGTGAGAGTATGACTCCTACCTTCACCGCCGAAGTCTAATATAGGAGGAATCAAAATGGCATTCACATGCGGATTCTTTAACTCCGAAAATGGTGATCGAAAATACAACGCCGAACAGATGTCTGCTATCTTCGATGGTATCATTGCTGACGGTGTATTCACCACGATTGGCGACCATATGGCAGTCTCCGCTGGCACGGGTATGCAGGTGCTGGTCGGTACTGGCAAGGCGTGGTTCGACCATACGTGGAATGTGAACGACGCGGCTTATCCCTTGGCCATCGCTGCTTCGGACGTGACGCTCAGTCGTATCGATGCGATCGTGCTTGAGACCAATCACTCCGACAGCGTTCGTCTCAATAAGCTCCGTGTTGTTCAGGGTACTGTGGCATCCTCTCCGGTGAAGCCGACCCTGACGAATAGCGAAAAAGTCCACCAGCATCCTCTGGCATGGGTGACTGTGGCGCCTGGCGTGACCCAGATCGCTGCGAGTGCGATTGAGAACGCCGTCGGCACCTCGGCTTGCCCGTTTGTCACCGGCGTTATTGAGACGACCGCGATCGACGACCTCTTCAACCAGTGGAATGGCGAATTCGATGAGTGGTTTGAGAATCTCAAGGCTCAGCTCTCCGACAACGTCGTCGCCAATCTCCAGAGACAGATTGATGCGAATAAAACACAAATTCAGACAAACTGGAATAACACGCTGAAGAGCTATACAAAACAACTTCTAAGTCTTCCTGACAGTGCGATTCCGGATGATGCGTTTATGGCATTGGTTGTCGGAACGGATTCGCGAGCATATCGCGTTACCGTTAAGTATCCGAATAATACTCCTGCTATTGGATTTACAATTAGCGGCCTTAGCGCAATTCCAAACGCATCATTGGTCACTAATAAAGATGGTATTGCGATGGGCAAAAGTTCGAATACGACGGTCAGTATAACCGTTGAGAAAAAGTATGATGACATATTAGCAAAAACTGTATCGGTAACCTCTACGGGAACCATTACTGATGTCACCATCATTCTCGAATACGATCGAGCTAATAAAACGGTTCGATCTTCTGGAAAATTGCCCACCAATGTTTCTGCTCTTTGTACGGGCATTGAATATGTGTTGGTTGCCGGTGGAGGATCTGGTGGTTACAGTCTTCGAAGTGCTGGTATATATAGTGCACCATCTGCTGGAGGATCTGGCGGCGGTGGCGGTAATGCAGTAAAGGATACCTTGCAATTTGCTCCAAATGCCGATATCGATATTATTATTGGGGCTGGTGGTCCAGAACCGCCGAGAAATCTTCATAGCATAATTGACGAACGTAAACCCACTCAGGGTTCTTCTGGAGGTAATTCGCAGCTTCTGTTAGGTACTACCGTTTTGAAAAGTGTTAGTGGTGGAGGTGGCGGTAGTTATGTAGAAAGTCCATCTTCTAAAGAAATTGTAATAGATGGCTATGCTCATAAAGGATTCATAAAAACATATGAACCGACTGCTGGAGGACAAGGTAATGGAAACGGTGGTTCTGGAGCAAAGGTCGTCCAATGCATATCCACGACGGATAATACTACTTCATATGAATATAATGTAAAAGATATAAATACGGGTGAGACTTATACTTCATCGTATACGAATGGAACGCCTGGTTCAGATGGCCAAATATTTGAATTAAATGGTGAATCTATTCCGACTGGTGGCGGTGGTGGTGGAGGAGCCGGTTGCTATATGTTCAGCAACCAAGAAGCATGGAATGCCCGTAAAATCTATTTCTCGCCTGGTAATGGACGAGGTTCGGCCATCGGCGCCGGTGGTGCAGGTGGTGCCACCATGCTTACCGGAACTCAAGGCAGTAATAATGTATCCGGAATGGATAATACAATAATCGGTGGTTTGGCCGGTGGACTTGTGTATTATTACAAGCACTGAAAAGGAGGTTTAAATCATGAATTACTGTATTGTAAACGATGAAAACATCATCCAAAATATCATTGTGGCGGATGAAGAATTTGCCTTGTCTATTGGTGCCAAAGAGAGTTATGAGGGAGCCGCAATCGGGGATACTTATTCTCCTCCTGCTCCCCCGCCGACTACAGAGGAACGTGTTACGGCTCTCGAATCGGAGAATGATCTCCTCAAGCAGCAGATTAAGGCTGCTTCGGACCAGAATGACTTCCTCCAGGACTGCATCGCTGAAATGGCTGGAATTGTCTATGCGTAAGGTTCTCGCCAATTTGGCGTTAAACCTATATTTATTTCTAGAGAAAGGAGATCGTGAAATGATGGCTATGCTTTTCGCTCAGCGCGTCATTCTCGGCAAGACCGAGTTTGAGCAGGTCCCCAACAAGCTTAAGCAGCAGGTTGCGGACATCCTGATCAACGAGTGCGGTTTGCCCGAGCTGGTGACCGAGGAGTACGGTGGCACGAAGAAGGTCGAGGCCTAATTCGCTCCGTAACTGTCTTATCTGAATGAGATAGGGCAAAGAAAAAGAGGGGTTGCGCCATTCGCGACGTTTCCCCTCTCTTTTCTTTTTATCACGCCCATCTAAGCGAAGAGGCGGATCGCAAAAGAAACATGCACTTTTCTTTTTTGCCTTCCTTGAAGCAATCGGAGCACGCGAAAAAAACATATCCTTTTATGGAAGAAAGGAATATACTTATATACAATTTATGGAGGTATTTATTATGAAGACGAATAAGAATATTATTGGAATGATTATTTCTTGGATTCTTATAGCAGCAGTGATGGCAACTATTATGGTTGGCACAGCATTGTATATGCTTGGCTTTGGCATTAGTATCAAAGACGGCATTTACAAAGAATGTACTAGCACATATGACTTGTTTACTTACCGCTATACGAATCTGGCATTTGATGACGTCATAATGTTTGAAGCGGCTAACGATAATGCAATTCTATTAGCAGAATATGGATATCATCCTTCTTCCGTAGAGATTAGAGGTTAACAACCTCTTTTCTCTTTCTCCGGCCTCTAAGGGATTAGAATCCGCGAAATTTGCAACTTCTATAATGGAGATAATTCCAAAATTATATTTTATGGAGGTATTAAATTATGATGAAGAAGTATCGTGAATGGGCGGCTAAGCCGTATACCCGTGGTGACATGATGAAACAGTATAAGTGGTCATTGATCATTACAGTGATCTTTGAAGCGATTCTGTTTGGATGGTACTACTGGGATGCGATTTGCTGCTGGTTCGAGAGCGTCAAACTCAAGTTCAAGAGGCATAAGAATAATGAGAGTGATCTCTTTGAGGATGAGGGCTAACAAGCCCTCTTCTTCTTTTACGTTTGAACTTCACGCAGATTTTACAATGCCTTTAATGGAGATAATTCCAAAATTATATTTTATGGAGGTATTAGAAATGACGAACGATTATTTGAAGATGTTATTCGAGAAGGAGGAAGACGTCCGTAATCGTACGAAACAGCTCATGGATCGCTCGAAGGAGAGAGATGACGTGGAACACATGTCTGATGAGGAATTCGAGGAGAAGAGGCTTTCGTACGGTCTGGCGACGGATCTGATCGAAGAGAACAAACTTCTGTGTCGCATCATCATTGGCATTGCCAACAAGCAAGACATTATTTTGGAGAAGCTCGAAAAACTGGAGAACAGGGCCTAACAAGCCCTTTTCTCTTTAATTTTTGATTATACGAAGTATAAGCAACTAGTTCACGCGAAATTTACAGCTCCTATTATGGAGAGAAGTATACTAAAATTTAATAATTTTAGGAGCGTGATATTATGATGATTCTTAGTGGCATTACTCTGGTCGCTGGCATTATTGCTATGACTATGATGGAAAATGAAAACAAGGAGTTCTAATGATAATGAAGCTACACAAATTAGTATGCTTCTTTTCATTTTGTTTTTATCACGCGAAATCTACAATTTCTATTATGAAAGGAGTGATTTTTATGAATAAACTCATTAAAATGTGTATTGTCGGAGGTATTGTTTATGTAATGAGTGATGTGTCATATCAGTTAGGAAAGGGTCGTATATTAGGCGTCCTTGCTAAAACAAATATGTCAGCTTCACAATGTATAGATATAATATCCGATGACAAAAATCTACGAGTTAAACTTGTAAAAATGATTGCTAAAATGACTGAGGAGGAGCCCTAACAAGGGCTTTTTCTCTTTCCGCGAAAAAAACATATCCTATTATGAAAGGAGTGATTGTATGAGTAAAATCTTATCAAAAGAACAAGTAGAGGAACAGAGACTATGCTATGCGGTTAAGGCTTGCCATTTGATGGGTTTTGATGTTGAAAAAACAGCAGACCTGTTGGAGGTGGATGTTGCGCAAGTGAAGACGCTCTACACCTTTATCGAAAAAGATATGATCGATTTTAACTCAAAGTAAACTACTTATGAAAAGAGACTTTGTCGTTATGACAGAGCCTCTTCTCTTTCCGCGAAAAAAACATATCCTTTTATGGAAGACTAAACACTACATTTTATCAATAAAAGGAGAATTATGATGTATCGTCAGATGATTAACTTTATCGAACTAATGGTGATCTCGTTAATGGCTCTTGTTGCAACAAGCATTAGCATGTTAACTTGGTACCAGATTGTCGGTATGTTCTTCGCTGCTATATTCATGTTGTTCATCGGCATTGAATTGGAGTGTGGAGAAAGCAAAAAGGAGGAGCTCTAACAAGGGCTTCTCTTTTTCTCTTCGCGCGAAATTTACAATCTACTTTATGGAGGTGATATGAATGATCCTATTCACAATTTTACTCTGCGGTATCATTGCATTGGCGGTGGTCACGGCGTTAATCGTCTTGACTGGCGGAACGGTGTTTATGCTCATCGCAGGAGATTTAATCGTGTGCATCGCGATTTTCTACGCACTGTTCAAAAGGAAAAAGAGGTCCTAACAAGGCCTCTTTCCTTTCGCGCAGAATAAACAGCTTCTATTATGGACATAAGTCCACATTAATTTATGGAGGTAATATTTATGAAAACGGTTCTTGGTTTTGTGACCGGTGTGTTTACTGGAGCGCTTGCGTTCGCAACGCTTGAGCTGTATTGCATGCGGGTGGACGAAGACTATACGAAGCGTCTCGTTAAGTTCGCCGGCTATGAGAATGTGTTTCTTATCAAGTCCAAAAAGGAGGATGAGACCTAACAAGGTCTCTTCTCTTTATTTTTGAAAGGAGTAAAGCACAATGAAATTCAATTGGAAAAAGGAGATCCGTCTGGCACAGCGATGGTTAAAGCGTAATGGGTCAACCGTCTCATCTCTTGCGGCATCACTAGGTGTAATTGCAACTGGATATTTTGGTTGGAAAGCGCATGATGACTATACCATGTGTTCGATGGATCCGACACCAAAAGAAACGGCAAAGATATTCTGGAAGCCCGCCGTATCTGCTACCGGAACGATTGCTTGCATTTGGTTGGGGCATGGCTTAGACCAGAAGCAGATTGCGGCTATGACTGCGGCTTATGTCGCCCTTCGAAAATCGTATCAGGAGTATCGTGATGAAATCCGGTCGACGAACCCGGAACTCGATAAAATGGCACGAGAGAATATTGCTCGTTCCCATTGGGATAAGACCTATCCGAACGAGGACGAGCTCTATTGGGATGCTATCTCGGAACGATATTTCACAGCAAATCCGCTCGTTGTTGAAAAAGCAAAGTACAACCTGAATAAGCTCTTTCAGCAAACGGGCGTTGTGACGATCAATGATTTCTACGGATTTCTCGGAATCGATAAAGTCCCTGATGGCGACGAACGCGGTTGGGATGTTGGCATGTTCGACGCAGTTGTATCCATGTGTCTGGAGGATTACTGGATCGACTTTATGGACGAGGAACCCTACGAGATCGATGATGGTGAGGGTGGTACGGTGAAAGTCACAGCAATTGAGACTCAGTTCTATCCGGCTCCTCTCCACTAATTCACGCGAAATTGGCAAGACCTATTATGGAAGAAGATGCGAGGTAACTCGAAGGGCCCGTGTAGACGGAAAACGGATCCGAAAGGATTGCTAGTGAACCTAATCTAGCCATCTTCTTTTTCATTCGTTCCATTGAGAATGGATGCGCGAAATTGGCAAGACCTATTATGGAAAGGAGGTAAGAACAGATGACAAAGAAATGGAATGTGCTTGCGAACGTCGGACTCGCTTGTACGGCGATTCTCAGTATCATTACTGGGATCATCGAACAGCGACAGATGGAGGAGCAGATCCGTGAAACCGTCGACGAGGTTCTCGCCGAACGCCAAAATGAAGAGGGCTAACAAGCTCTCTTCGCTTTTGAAAGGAGAAATACTATGGAATACGGCATCACAATCTATTGCGAAGATAGCGACCTTAAGACACTGGTCGGCTCGAAAATACACGAGCAACTTCGCGGAAACCCGGACTACATTGATTCCCGAATCGTTCTTGATATCCATTCTTACGAATCAAGAGTCTGTATCTATGTCCAGTACGGTACCGACATCCCGTCTTGTCTGGAGATGTCCAATCTGGATAAGATTGTGAAAGAGTGTAAGGAGGATCTGAAATGAAGAAAATCCCCATGAAAGCGATCGGTAATTCGATCAAGGTCTATATGACCAAGCATAGCCCGGAAATCCTGACTGGCATTGGAATCGGAGGATTCCTTACGACTATCGGTATGACGATGAAAATCGCACCGAGAGCTAAAGCGGAAATCGAAGATGCGGAGTACTATGCAGACAAGTACAATGAGCCGATTCGTACGCGTGATCGTGTGAAGATCTATGCGAAGAATTATTGGCCTGTTGCGTTGTCGACCGGTCTCAGTACCGCTTGCATCGTGATGGGTAATCGCCAGCAACATAAGCGTAACGCTGCTCTTGCGGCCGCCTATACCATTTCGCAGGAGACTCTAAAGGACTACCAGTCCGCTATCACCGAGTCTCTGGACGAGAAGAAGGCAAACGAGATTCGTGAGAAAGTCTCGCAGAAGACCTCGGAGCGGGTTAACGTAAACGATCAGGAGATCCCGTATGTTCCTTCGGGGAAGAGTCTCTATTTCGATCGCTGGTCCGGACGATATTTCGTCTCAGACCGAGAGACATTGCGTGAGATTTGTAACAACCTGTCCCGACAGATGTTGGGCGATATGTACATAACGCTCAATGATGTCTATGATGCCATCGATTTAGATCGCATTCCATTCGGCAATGATATCGGATGGGATGTCAACAAGTCGTTCATCGAACCGATGTTCAGTTCGAAGCTCAATGAGAAGGGAGAACCTTGTGTTGTGTTTGACTATGCAACACAGCCAGAAGTTCTCAAATAAAGCACGCGAAATTTGCAACATATATTATGGAGAAATCCACAACAAAATTTTTATGGAGGTATTCTAAAATGGAAGAGAACAATGTTGTCATGGAGAACGAGGAGCTCGAGACCGAAACGGTTCCGGCGGAAGAAACCTATGATGAGTCCAATGGTGGCAGCACCCTGATCGGTGTCGCAATCGGCGTGGCGGGAACTCTTGGAGCCCAGTGGCTTTACAAGAAGGCCCTCAAGCCGCTTGGTGGCAAGATCAAGGATGGCATCGAGGCTCACAAGGCTAAGAAGCTGGCCAAGAAGGCGAGCAAGGCGGACAATGGCGACGACTCTGCTGAGGAGTAATCCAAGCAAGTTGTGATTCGACGAGCGTTGAGACCTAACAAGGTCTCTTCGCTTTTCATTTTTGGAGGTTGTATGAACGAATATCGATATAAGGGTCCTGTCCGGAACTTGTTTGGTGATATCCGAAAGTCGTCATGGGATTCTGTGACGATGGCTGTTAGCAAAGAGAAGGCACTGTCAAATCTCTGCTATCGGTATTCGGTCATCAATCATTGCCCGGTTTGGGAAGTCAAGCTAAACCCAAAATACCTCACATTAGTGAGAGAAGGAGTGTAATAATGGCGGAATACCCGAACAATTCAAATGCCGCACGCAATGAGACACAGGAGAGTCCGAAAAAGGAGATCAATAAGGTCTCTTTATCTGCTCCGGCAAAGACAAAGAAACGTTCTCCATTAAGCAAGATCGGAGATAATATCCTTTCCGACGATCGCGGAAGTATCGGTAGCCATATCTGGAATGATGTTGCTGTTCCGATGTTGAAGGACTTCTTTGCCAATTCTCTGACGGATGCGGTCAACATTATATTCTACGGTTCGACTCGTCGAAGTGACCGGAGACCCGGTGGAACCTATGTCAGTTATCGTACGGACTATGGTTCCTATAGTCGCGATCCCAGACGAGATGATCCTCCTCAGAGAAGAAGCGCCTACGATTTCGATGAGTTCTCGTTCCGAACTCGTCGAGATGCAGAAGGTGTCCTGGATGAGCTCGACAACATCCTGAGACGGTACAAGATCGTCTCGGTTGCGGACTTCTATGAAGTGGTCGATCAGACACCTCCGTTTACAGCACATCGTTATGGCTGGACGGATCTACGTCAGGCAGACATCGCAAGTGGCCGTGATGGCTATTATATTCGTATGCCGAAGCCTGCTCCGTTGGATTAAAGGAGTGACCATATCATGATCACAACGAAAAAGGAATTCTATAGCGATCCGTCAACGTTATATTTGGTGAGGTCTCGTATCGAGACGCTCAAGCGTATGGCGGACCGTTACGGACGAATCACCGTGCACGATGTCCAACTGATATTCGGGAAACTCGATGGCGATTGGTCAACTTTAGAAGCGGTCTCACACGGATGGAGTAATACGCGATTCTTCATCCCGGTTTGGCTGAAAGATGGATGGTATGTTGTCATGCCGGATCCTAAGAAATTTTAAGAAAGGGTAAAAGCGCAATGAAACTCTCTACTAAGACAATTGCAAATACGGCAAAGTCTGTTTTTTATCGGTCGAAGTTCTTCATTCGGAAGAATTCTCCGCAGATTCTTACGGGCGCTGGTATCGCGCTCGGCATTACGTCCACGGTTATGGCCTGCAAGGCAACCCTTAAGGTTACCGAGGTAATGGATGGCCATGAAACCATGAAGCAGAACATCGAAGAGTCCGTCGGCGGTAAGCTGGAAGACGGTGGCACCTACACCCGTGAGTTGGCGGATGCAGATCAGAAGATCCTTATCCGTATCACGGCGTGGAAGGTCATCAAGCTCTATGCTCCGGCCGTTGGTGTTGGTGCTCTCGGCATCACCTCCATCCTCTACGGCCACAAGATCCTCTCCAAGCGTAATGCATCTCTGGCGGCTGCCTATAAGCTCCTCGATAAGGGATTCAAGGAATATCGTCAGAATGTCCGCGATCGCTACGGCGATGAGGTTGACAAGGAGCTTCGCTATGGCCTCGTGAAGGAGAAGGTCGAAGAGGAGACCGTCGATCCCGAAACTGGCAAGAAGAAGAAAACCAAGAAAGAGGTTACCGTTCTTCCCGATGGCCGTGTTCCCTCGGTTTATGCTCGCATCTTCGATGAGCTCAATGACAATTGGGAAAAGGATGCCGAGCTGAATCTTTTCTTCATCAATGGCCAGCTCAATTATTGGAATCATATTCTCCAGACAAGAGGATATGTATTCCTGAATGAAGTCTATAAGGCTCTCGGATTTGATCCGACGAAGGCCGGTCAGCACGTGGGTTGGTACTACGATGCCAAGAACCCCAAGTCTGATGATTATATCGACTTCGGTATCTATGATGTAAATCGTCGCGGCGCTTCTGAGTTCGTCAATGGTATGGAGCGCAGCGTGATTCTTGACTTCAATGTTCAGGGTCCCATCGATTCTCTGATCGGCGAAGAAATCTAACATAAGGAGGCCCCGTTATGGGACACATTAGAAAAAGTCTGCGTGAATGGTTCATATCTGGCTTGGTTGGATTGGCGTTAGGGCTCGTTGTTGGCTCTAGCGCCACCACTATGCACGAGTTGGTAACCTATGAGGAGCCAATACCCGAACTAGTTCAAATGCAGACCGAAGAAGTGGCAATGCCCGAAGCCCCTCTCTCAGCGGCTGATTTATATTTGGAAGCGCCAAGATTCGTCGGGCTCGAGAACTATAGTGAGTATGAGATCGAGATGTTGACACGAGTCACGTATGCCGAGGCAGGAAATCAATCGGAATATGGTCAACGTTTGGTCGTCGATACGATACTAAATCGAGTAGACAGCGAACGCTTTGCAGGGGATGATATTTTGTCGATCCTTACGGCAAAGAACCAATTTGACTGTGTCACCACTGGAGCAATCTATTGCTATCCGGAATGGGACTCAATTCGTTGGTTGGTGATTGAAGAATTATGTGATCGGACGAATTCGGACGTTATCGCATTTCGAACTAATCGATACCATAGCTGGGCAACGCCAGCCTTTAAAGAAGGCGACCACTATTTCTCGATTTGAGGAAGGAATGATATTTGTGAAGGCGAGACTGAAGAAACTCTGGAAAGGGGTTAAAGAGACCGTGGATAAAGCTGTTAAAACGATTCTGACATCAGAGAACAAGCGAATTGCCGGTAAGGTGGTTTCTTGTTGCATGATCGGAGTTGGGGTTGCCGGTGTTATGTTATATTTCACCAGTAGCTCTTTTTAAGGAGGTAAATGATGAAAAACGTTATTTGGTTCGCTCTTGGCGCTATCGTTGGCGCTGCAGGCGGATATTACTATGCCTATCGTAAGGCAGAAGCTCGTGCTGACGAAGAAATCGACGAGATGCGCGAGTATTATCGCGATAAGATCAATGCAATGGCTGACAAGGAGGAGCAGGCCGACTGCAATCCGGAAAAGGAATCCTCTCCTCTGGAGCATGTCGTGGAGCAGCGTAAGTCTGTCGAAGAGGAGATCACCGAGGCTTACGAGAAGCGCCGTGTCAATTACGGTAAATACTTCACTCCACTCAATGCCCCTCCTCAGGACCGGGGCGATATCGAGCAGGATCCTTACAAGGATAAGGAAATGAACGCCTACGGCGGGATCTATCTCATCGCTCCGGAGGAATTCGGTCGAGAAGACGGATATTCGGAAGTCAGTCTGACCTGGTATGAGGGCGACAAGGTTCTTGCCGATGAAGAGGACGATCCGGTCGACAACATCTCCGAGGCCATCGGCGAGGTCTTCATGGGTCACTTCGGTGATTTCCAGGAAGGCGTCTGTCACGTACGTAATGAGAATACGATGACCGACTACGAGATCACGCTGGATGAGCGTTCTTATGATGCGATCTATCCGGAGCGCCATATTCATGAGCTGGAGGTTGACGAGTAAATGACCAGAGCTGATGCACTGCACGAGCGTTACTTCCAATGGATGTGCGGTCTCGTGATGGGTGATCAGCAGTATTCAAGGAATCTATCGTATGAGAAACTCATGCGTCATTTAGATGCTCGAGCATTCACATGGATCATCCCAATGGATGAATATAGAGCAAGACATGGCGTAGATTTGCGGTATGATTTTGGTTATGAAAATCACTATCCGGATCGTACAATAGAGCATTTGCTTGATATTCGAGAGTGTTCTATTCTGGAAATGATGGTAGCCCTCGCCAGAACATGTGAGGAGCGAATTATGGAAGATGATACGGTTGGCAATCGAACCGGTCAATGGTTTTGGAATATGATTGTTTCTCTCGGGCTTGGTTCAATGAGCGATAGCCGATACAATAAGAGAGAAGTTGATCGTATTCTTGATATTTTCCTGAATCGCACTTACGATGCTAACGGACGAGGAGGACTATTCACAATTGAAGATTGTCCCTACGATCTTCGAGCTGTGGACATCTGGTATCAGATGATGTGGTACCTGAATACGATTTTGTAAAGGAGACGCTAACATGGATGAAAAAAAGATGGCCGAAGAATTCGCCAAGATTTGGAAGGCCGTAGGCGAGAACAGCGGTGCGATTATTGAGACCAATAAGGATCTCAAAAAGTTGGCTGGTTGCCAGACGTTGCTCATTCGTCACTACAATCATCACATTGATCTTTTCAATGAGAATGTCAATTTGATGAACCAGAATTTGCGTATGCTTCAAAAGTATGCAAAGCGTCAGAACGTCGCTATTCTCGCTGGCATCGGCGGATTCCTGTATCTCTGCAAAAAGATCCAGAAACTGGAGGACGCTACGAAGAAGGAGTAAGGCATGGATTTCTTAATGGTCGCCACCAGATGTCCTAGAGGTGGAGGCATTGAGGTATATCCGAAATTCATTGTCTCGAAATCAAACGATTTGATGATTCGAGGCGGCGCGTTCTATGCGATTTGGGATGAAGAAAAGCGTCTGTGGTCGACTGATGAATACGATGCAGTCCGTTTAATTGACGCGGAACTTGACCAATTTGTCAAGGATAATTATCCCAATACGCCTGGAATCCGAGTTCTTCATCTATGGGATTCGGAAACGCGCATGATCGACCGGTTTCACACATTCTGTCAAAGGGATATGCGAGATTCGTTCCATATGCTCGATGAGAAATTGATATTTGCAAATACCGATGTCAAGAAGCGAGACTATGCATCGAAGAAACTCCCGTATCCCTTAGAGGATGGTGAATGCCCGAGTTATGACAAACTCATGTCTACTCTGTATGATCCAGAAGAGCGACATAAGCTCGAATGGGCAATCGGAGCAATTGTATCTGGTGACTCCAAGACAATCCAGAAATTCGAGGTGCTATATGGTCCAGCAGGTAGCGGTAAATCAACCGTTATCAACATCATACAGCAATTGTTTGAAGGGTACTATGCAGTATTTGATGCGAAAGCATTGGGTAACGCAAACGCAGCCTTTGCTCTGGAATCGTTTAAAACCAATCCGTTGGTAGCCATTCAGCATGATGGCGATTTATCTCGAATCGAAGACAACACTCGGCTGAACAGTGTCGTTTCTCACGAACTTATGACAGTAAATGAGAAATTTAAGTCTGCATATTCGAGTAAATTCAAAGCATTCCTATTCATGGGAACCAATAAACCCGTAAAGATCACGGACGCGAAGTCAGGTCTCATTCGACGACTTATCGACGTATCTCCATCTGGTCGTAAGGTTCCTACACGAGAATACAATCAGCTTGTTAAGCAGGTTGAATTCGAATTGGGTGCTATTGCCACACGCTGTTTGAATGTCTATATGGAGTCTCCTGGATATTATGACGGATATGTACCGACCTCCATGCTTGATGAAAGTAATGACTTCTACAACTTTGTTGCGGATTCATACTTTATATTCAAGAAAGAGCCTTCTACATCCCTCAAACAAGCTTGGGAGATGTATAAGACCTATTGCGAGGAAGCAAAAATGCAATTCCTGCTCAATAAGCGTAACTTCAAATCAGAGATGAAGAACTATTTCGAAGAGTATTACGATCGAACTGCTCCGGAAGGGAAAGAACCGTTCACCTTCTATGGGTTTAAGATCGAGAAATTCGACTCCATCACCACCGCAGAGAAGCCGGAAAAGAAGAAAAAAAACATTGAACCGGACGACTCGTGGTTGAAGTTCCGCGAACAGCCGTCTATCTTTGACATGGAATGCAAGGATTGCTTCGCGCAGTATGCGAGCGACAACGAGACACCCATGAAAAAGTGGTCAGATGTTCGAGTAACACTGAAAGATGTCGACACGCATCGTCTTCATTATGTGAAGGTGCCAATCCATCACATCGTGATCGACTTTGATATTCCGGACCAAGATGGAAAGAAGTGCTTCGAAAAGAATTTGGAAGCCGCCAGTAAGTGGCCTCAGACTTATGCAGAACTCTCTAAGTCTGGAGCCGGAATTCATCTCCATTATATTTATACAGGGGATCCGGAGAAGCTGAGTGCGGTCTATGAGGACCATGTGGAAATTAAGGTATTTTCGGGCCTGAGTAGCTTGCGAAGAAAGTTGACAAAGTGCAACAACCTTCCGATTGCAAGCCTGAGTTCGGGCTTGCCGTTGAAAGGAGATGGTAAAGTGATCAACTTCGAAGGAGTGAAATCAGAGAAGGAACTGAGAACCAAGATCCGCAGAAACCTCAATAAGGAGTATCACGCGGCGACAAAGCCTTCTGTTGATTTCATCTACAAAATCCTGGAAGATGCCTACAATAGCGGACTTCACTATGATGTGACGAATATGCGAAATGCAGTCCTCGTATTCGCGGCCAACAGTACCAATCAGGCGAACTATTGCATCAAGCTGGTCAACAAGATGCGGTTTAAGTCTGAAGAACCCTCCAAGCCTGGAGAAGATGGGGACCAGCCGATCGTATTCTACGATGTGGAGGTATTCCCGAATCTCTTTTTGGTGAACTGGAAGGTACAAGGTGCTGGTAAGCAGGTTGTCCGCATGATCAATCCCAAGCCAAAAGAGATCGAGGAACTCATCAAGTTCAAGTTGGTTGGATTCAACTGCCGTCGTTACGATAACCACATTCTCTATGCTCGTATGATTGGATATTCGAATGAGCAGCTCTATACGCTCTCACAGAGGATTATCAACGGCTCTCCGAATGCGATGTTTGGAGAAGCGTATAATATCTCTTACACGGATGTCTATGACTACTGTGCTAAGAAGCAGAGCTTGAAGAAGTGGGAAATCGAGCTTGGCATTCACCATAAGGAGCTTGGTTTTCCTTGGGACAAACCGGTTCCGGAAGAACTTTGGCCGGAGGTTGCCGCATACTGCGATAACGACGTTATTGCAACGGAAGCGGTCTGGGATCACACGCAAGGCGACTTTGCTGCACGTAAGATCCTGGCACAGATTGCCAAGATGACCGTCAACGATACGACCAATCAGCTCACCACCAGAATTATATTTGGTACAAACAAGCATCCGCAGGATGCCTTCAATTATCGCAATATGGGTGACGTTTCGCAGGTCTATGACGAGTTTGCGGACGTGCCCTTCGTGATGGAGAAGGAGTTCGACGACTTCACGGTATTCGACAAGCAGGGTCGACCGATATTCCCTGGCTACAAATACAAAAACGGGAAATCGAGCTATCGTGATGTCGAGGATGTCGGCGAGGGCGGCCGTGTCTCTGCAAAGCCTGGCATGTATGGGTTTATCGCACTACTTGATATTGCATCCATGCATCCCAGTTCGGCAATTGCAGAAAAGATATTTGGCGAAGTCTATACACAAAGGTTTAAGGATCTGAAAGACGCTCGTGTGGCGATTAAGCATGAGGATTGGGACACCGGTCGAGTCATTCTCGGCGGTGCTCTTGCGCCCTTCATTGATCAGTTGGTTGCGGGCACAGCCGACTTCACGAAGGATGATCTCACGCAGGCTCTGAAGATCGCAATCAACTCTGTGTATGGTCTCACCGCTGCGAACTTCGACAATCCGTTCCACGATCCTCGTAATAAGGACAACATCGTAGCGAAGCGTGGCGCTCTGTTCATGATTAATCTCGAGCATGAGGTGGAGAAGCGCGGTTATACGGTTGCTCATATTAAGACCGATTCGATTAAGATTCCGGATGCAGATCTGCATATTATCGAGTTCGTTCAGCGATATGGCAAGATGTATGACTATGACTTCGAGCACGAGGCAACATATGAGCGTATGTGTCTCGTTAACAATGCTGTTTATATTGCTCGCTATGCGACAGTGGAACAGTGTTGCGCACTTTATGGCGAGGATTACGTCATGAGCAAGAAAGATATTTGCAAGGACAATAAGAAGCATCCTGGTCAGTGGACTGCTACTGGCACTCAGTTTGCTGTTCCGTACGTCTTCAAAACCCTCTTCACACACGAGGATATTGTATTCGAGGATATGTGCGAAACAAAATCCGTGCAAACAGCACTCTATCTGGACTTCAATGAGAATTTGCCAGATGTGAGTCAGTATGAGTTGGTTCGATCTCTTCGATTTAAGGATCCGGAGAAGTTAACAAGATCGGAACAGCGTCTATTGGACGAGTTCGCATCTCTTACGGACGAAATACTTCGTGAGAAGATTGCAGAAGGTCATAATTACCAGTTTGTTGGTCGTGTTGGTCAATTCACACCGATTAAGGATGGTGCGGGTGGTGCTATCCTTCTTCGTGAGGATGCCAACAAGATGAAGAAGACTGGTGAACAAGAATTCGCTTCCGCTACTGGTGCCGATGGCTATCGATGGATGGAATCCGAGATGGTTAAGGTGAATCACAAAGAGGCAGACATCGATCGAACTTACTATGACTATTTAGTCAGCAATGCTCGCTATGAGATTGCACAGTATGGTGACGTCGAATGGTTTGTTTCGGACGATCCTTATACACCGGAGCGCATTCATCCTTGGGAGACCGCTGAGGATGACGCCAAGATATTCGCCGTAAGGTAGTTCACGCGAAATAAACAACTCCTGTAATGGAGGTGATATGAATGAAATCTATTGTTCTATATGGATTGAAATCAGAAAAAGAAGCATACGTGTGC